CCTTTTTTAAAATGTTTAAAGTCTTCTTTTACAATAAAACAAAATACGCCGTTTTCTTGTACAACTTTAATATATTTCTTACCATGAGAAACTTTAGTATTAGAATCCCATTTATCAGTTTGTTCTAAACTATAACCAGTAAGTTCTTTTTTACCATAACTAGTTGACATTGCAACATAGTCAGCCTTTGCACCAGCCATCATAAACTTAATGCCTTCTTCTAATGTTTCACATTTTTGCGATACTTTTATCATAGTGTTATTTCTCCTTTTTCATTAATTGCATTGTCTTAAATAGGGAATGTTTTTTTAAGAGTTTTTTTCCCTTTGCAACTCTTTTTTCTATTCTTTTAATAGATTTTTTTATTTCTATTTCGTTTATAGTGTTTTTTTGTCTCATATACGTTTAATATACACTAATTAGGTATAGAAATAAAGCAAAAAATGGAATAATTGTCCGATTCTTCCGTAGCTAGTCGGTATTCTAAAGTGTTTAGAACAAAACAAGAACAAAAACCCTTATAAATATATAAAAAACGGAGAAATTATGGCAAAAATGCGTGAATTTTTGTTCTGGAACGAATCAGGACAAGAAGAAAAAAAAGAAACAACAAGTTTTAAGAAGGCTGTTAAGTCAATCCAAGAAAATTTTAAGAATCAACTTGTTGGATATGAATATATTAGTAAAAAAGGCAAAAAAATTGTTAGCTCAATACAATTACCACTTGGTAGAAAGAAAAAAATAGATAGATAATGGCAAAATTAGCAAAATCTTACGTACCACATGAATCTAAACCTAAAAAAACGTCTCAAGGTAATAAAAAAGGCGTTAAGTTTAGTTCAATGAATAAATCCAAAAAAAGATCATTTAAATTTTACAATAGACAAGGAAGATAATGGCTGTTAGAAAAGGAGATACACTATCAACTGGTCATATATGCGCTAGCACGACCACTTTAGACACTCCTTCACAATCAAAGACGTTTGCAAATAGTATATTGTGTGCTATACAAGGAACACCTACTGTATCACACCCTTTTCCACCTGCACCGCCTTGCGTTCCACATGTTGCAAATTTAAATGAAGGTTCACCTAATGTTAATATAGGTGGAATACCTTGGGGTAGAGTTGATGATAGTGCTGACGCAGGTAAAATGACAATTGGTTCAACAAATGTTTTTGTAAACGGCAAATAATCATATAAATATTGATATGTCTTTTTCAAATTACGATTCAACGACAACAAATAAAAGCAATAGGTCAAATAAAATCTATAGCGATCTTAATTTGAGTTTTACAAAGAATCCTGCAACAAAAGATGTAAGTAGAAATTTTGATGTTGTTGCAATTAAAAGAGCTGTTAAAAATATCATACTAACAAACAAGTATGAAAAGCCTTTTGATCCAGATTTCGGATGTAATTTAAGAGGTTTATTATTTGAACAAATGACTGATCCTTTATTGGTAACAATACAAGATAGGGTCACACTTGCTATAGAAAAATATGAACCAAGAGTTTCGGTTGAACAAATAACTGTACAAAAAGATGGCGATCATGGAATAAGTATTGTTGCTTCTTTTATAATAGTTGGATCAAATGATCCTGTAACCGTTTCAACATTTTTACAAAGAGTTAGATAGATGTCAGAAAGATTAGATATTTCAAATTTAGATTTTAGTGGAATAAAAGACTCACTAAAAAGATACCTTTCAAATCAAAATGAATTTAAAGATTATGATTTTGAAGGTAGTTCTATTTCAGTATTAATAGATTTATTATCATACAATACACATTACTTGGCTTACAATGCAAATGTTGTAGCAAATGAAATGTTTATTGATACAGCTCAATTAAGATCAAGTGTTGCTTCTTTAGCAAAACTAGTAGGATATACTCCTAATTCTTCCAGAGCACCTGTTGTAGATTTAAATTTAACAATTAACAATGGTACAGGCGCAACCATTATTGTACCAGCAGGAACAAAATTTTTAAGTAGTGTTGATGAATTAACTTATTCTTTTGTGACCGTAGATGAAACTATAATTACACCAGTCGATGGTGTTTACAATGTATCAAGCATTAATGCTTACGAAGGTTCTTATGTAAGTTACAATTATACATTTAATGCTAATGATATAGATCAAAGATTTTTAGTACCATCAAATAAAGTTGATACAACAACAATGAGAGTTACGGTACAAAATAGTTCTTCGGATACAACTACTTCAACATACACAAAAGCTTCATCAATAACAGAATTAGATACAACATCAAAAGTTTATTTTTTACAAGAGGCTGAAGATGGACAATATGAAATATATTTTGGTGATGGCGTTATAGGTAAAAAATTAGATGATGGTAATATAATTACAATAAGTTATGTAGTTACAAATGAAACTGAAGCAAATGGTGCTACTGCATTTTCACTATCAGGTTCTATATCTGGTTTTGGAGATATTACAACAGTTGTTAATTCAAGTGCTCAAGGTGGTTCTGAACCTGAAAGTATTGAAAGTGTAAAATTCAATGCACCTAATTTTTATTCAGCACAAGATAGAGCGGTAACGGTTGAAGATTATAAATCAAAAGTAAAACAACTTTATGCAAATACACAAGCAGTTTCTGCTTGGGGTGGTGAAGACAATGATGTGCCTTTTTATGGTCGTGTTTATATTTCTATATTACCTAAAAGTGGTTCAAACTTAACTGACTCTACAAAAGATGGAATTGTTACAGATTTAAAAAGATATTCTGTTGCTTCGGTAACACCTGTAATTGTTGATCCAGAAACTACTTCAATAATTTTAAACTCAGCTGTAAAATTTGACGCAAGTTCAACAGCAGAAACTTCAGCTACTTTAAAAACAAAAATATTTGCAACCTTATCTAATTACAGTTTAAATAATTTACAAAAATTTGATAGTGTTTTTAGATACTCTAAAGTTTTAGGATTAATAGATAATACTCATGCAAGTATATTATCAAATATTACAACAGTTAATTTAAAAAAATCTTTTGTACCAACTATTGGTAGTTCAACAAAATATACAGTTAGTTATTCTAACGCATTATACAATCCACACACAGGACATAACTCTAGTGCTGGTGGTATATTATCAAGTTCAGGATTTAAAGTAAGTGGTGATACTACAAATATTTATTTCCTTGATGATGACGGTAGTGGTAATGTAAGAAGATATAGATTAGATGGTTCTACAAGAACATATGCAAATGAAACTCAAGGAACAATAAATTATGCAACAGGTCAAGTTGTAATAGACGCTTTAAATATTACTAATATAGAAAATATTAGAGGTGCAGCTTCAACGGTTATTGAGTTAACTGTAAAACCTAGTTCAAACGATATTGCTCCTTTAAGAAATCAAGTTTTAGAAATAGATATTGCTAACAGCACAGTATCAGTTGCTGCTGACACAATTGTCGGTGGCTCTTCAACTGCAGGTGTTGGTTATACAACAACTAGTAGTTATTAAATGAAATGGCAACTTTTAAGGATAAAATATCACATTTAATTAATTCGCAAGTACCTGATTATGTACTTGAAGATCATCCTTTATTTTTAGATTTTGTTAAGTTATATTATCAATTTTTAGAATCAGCAGAAATAACTTTAAAAGAAATAACAGATCCAGATCATCTTCAATTAGATAGCGCTGTCGGTGCTACTGACTACTTATTATTAAGTGGTACAAACTCAAATAAAGACGACCAAGATGATAGAATACTTTTAGAAAGTACACAGGTTGGTGACTTTATTAATAATGAAATAATAACAGGCTCAACTTCTGGTGCTACATCTACTATACTTGTGGAAGATGTGGATGCTAATTCTAGGTTATTTGTTTCACATCAAAATAAATTTATAGAGGGTGAAGTTATAACAGGTAACTTATCAAATGCAACAGCTACAATATCAAAATATAGAGCAAATCCTGTACAAAATATACAACAACTTTTAGATTATGCTGATACAGATAAAACTATACAAGGATTTTTAATAAAATTTAGAAATGCTTTTTTAACATCCGTACCAGAAAATTTACATTCACAGGTAGATAAAAGAAAATTAATTAAAAATGTTAAATCACTTTATCAAGCAAAAGGTACAAAAAGAGCTTCTGAAATATTTTTTAAATTATTATTTAATGAACCAGCAGAAATTAGATATCCTAAAGAAAACATGCTTAGAGTATCAGATGGTAAATGGGAAACAAGAACCATATTACGTTGTTTAGAAACAGGAAATTCAGATACATCAAATTTAATAGGACAAACTATTACACAAGCAGCTTCAAACGTTGTAGGTAAAGCAACAGCAGTTGTAGAAGATGTATTTAAATTTATTATTGGTAGCACGACTGTTATAGAATTAGTTTTAGGATTAAATTCTATATCAGGTACCTTTGTAGCAGGAGAAAATATTACTGGTGTTGATAATACAAATGATGAAGATATTATAACAGCAAGTATAACAGGAATTATAAGTGGTCAAACAATTACAAATGATGGAGCTTTATATAATACTTCAGATACTATTTCATTAACTGCAGGTGGTACAGGTGCTTCATTACAAGTAAAAGATATAGGTCCTGGTGCTTTAGAAGAAATACTTGTAGATACTGGTGGTTCAGGATATGAAATAGGTGACGTTGTAAATTTTAATTCAGGAACTGCAACTGCAAAAGTTTCTGTTGTAAATGGTGGTGTTACATTAGAAAGTGCCACAGGTACTGGTCAATTAATTTTAGAAGATGACACAATGAGTGGTGATCCATATGATGGTAATAAAGTTGTACAAGAAAGTGGTACAGGCAGTAAAGATATAACCGATGTCAGAATTATAAATCCAGGTAATAGTTACATAAGTGTGCCTACTGTTTCAGTCACATCAACTTCTGGTGCTAGTGCAAAATTATTAGCATATGGTTCTCAAATAGGAAGAGTTTTAAATTTAAAAGTAATAGATCATGGTTTTAATTATCAAGCTTCCCCTTCACCAACAATTAAATTACCTACATATCTATTAGTTACAAATATTTCTGGTTCTTTTTTACAAGGAAATACAATAACAGATGGTACAATAACAGCAACTATTGAATCGCTTGATAGTAACACAAATATTTTAAAAGTTAAAGACGCAAGTGGTACTTATAGTGCAAATGCTTCGATAACAGCTTCTAATGGTGCAACTGCTACTATTTTAAGAATAGAGCAATCTACTGCAACATTATCAACAGCAGCTGTGGTTACTACTGATGGTGAATTTATAAATGAGGATGGTTGGGCTTCTGAAGATACAATGAAAGTACAAGATAGTTTATTGTATCAGGATTATTCTTATATTATAAAAGTAGGTCGTTCAATTAATGAATGGAAAGATAGTTATATAAAAACTCTTCATGCCTCTGGTTTTTATTTTAGAGGTGAAATTAATATAGAAAATAGAGTAAGTGCTCAAATAAGTAATGTGACTGGAGTAAATACAGGCACAACTGCAATATTAAAAACTATGTTATCAACTATATTTTCAGTTATAGTTGGTAGAAGATTAGGAACAGAATCAGATGGTACTTCTTTAAGAGCAAACGCTAAATTAGGCGTTGCAGCTGATATTGATACTTCAACAGGAAGTCAATTTAGTTCTTCAACTAGAGATATTACTTTAAAATCTCCTACGTTTGGTATTAATTATGTAAGTAGATTAAGAAGAACAATAGGAACAACATTTGTTAAACAAGGTTTTGCATATGCAGGTTTAACGTATGGCACATTAAATAAAAGATTTAATACATCATATGGTGGAACAAATAACTTTACCGCAAATAGTAAGGTTACAATAGAAAGAATAAATGAATTAAAAATTAAAGGTACAAATACAAGTTTAGATAATACAAACTCTATATTTTTATTAACTTCAAGTAATGAGGGTAGAAAAATCAAAACAAACTTTGCTTTTCCTGCAACGATAAGCAAACCTTCAGGAACATTTGATAATACAACTGGTAAATTTAGTTCAACACAGATAACATTTGATACATCAAATGCCTTATAAATATAAGAGAGGATATAAATGGCTAAACAAACAATAAACATTGGATCAAGTGCAAATGATGGAACAGGTACATCCATACGTGATGGTGGTGATCTAATAAACGATAACTTTAACGAAATTTACACAACGTTTGGAGACGGTACTAATTTAAGTAGCCCAGCTGTACCTCATAAAATTGAAGGAACAAATTTTACAGACAGTTTATTAGTTGGTCATGCAACAACTGGAACTTTATCTTCAGCACAAGATAATACTGGTGTTGGTATAGGTGCTATGACAGCTTTAACTTCTGGAGATGATAATACTGCTCTTGGTTCAAATGCTGGTGTTTTAATAAATACTGGAATTAGAAATACTGTTTTAGGAAGTAAATCTGGTGATTCTATAACTTCTGGAGATCAAAATACTGCTATTGGTTTTAATGCTTTAACTACAAATGGTACTTCTAATAAAAACACAGCTGTTGGTGCTTATGCTTTAAATTCTGCAACTGGAGCATTTAATATTGCAGTTGGTAAAGGTGCTGGAAATAAT